GATGATTGGGCGAAGACCTTTAAGCGATACGGATTCGTCGGTGCCTTCGAAATACATCTTGTAGACCATAGGTGACAGACTGATCTTACCATCCTCGGTCTCTACAAGAACGTGAATTGTGCGACCGACAATAAGATAACCAGCTTGATTGTCGCGACTAAGGCCAGAGTAATACTTCTCTACCAGCAAAGAATTAGATCGCTGCCCAATTCGATTGAGAAAGGTGCCAATGGGAAACTCAATATAAGTCACGTGATAGGGCGGCAAAGCGAATTGCAGATTATCAATAAAAATATTCGGATGGTCAACCATAAGGCCAGCCATCATGTCTGCAACTTGATCGGTAAAAACAAATTTGCGCGCGTCATACTTCTTTTCGACAAACGCCTTGTAAGCGGTCGGCATTAAGTCCTTATCGACGATGGACGGACCCCACTTGTCCAAGAGGGTGCGCGGCGCGGTCATGACTTGATCACATCATTAGCGAGCAACAGATACACCTTCGCGACGGCCATGCCCGCGAAGAAGCCGCCGATAGAATTCCAAGGCGTCTGCAAGTGCAGCGTCGCGATGATTGCCGTGAAGATCACAAAGTACACTACCAGAACGATGAACGCCTGAATTGTCTGTCCACGTGTCATTGTATCCTCGCTGCGGTTGCTCCTGGACCTTGCCGTTGACTTGGTTTGTTGACGATCCAATTTCCAGGGGGATCGCCTTCACCATCCCAATTGGCGACTGCGACAAGTGCGTCATTGAGACTAGAATAACACCAGCGTTCGTTGTAGCCAACATCATCGAGACCCTTCACAAGACCCCAGGTGAAGACGAAGCGAAAGAGGGCGATCCATTCTCCATCAGCGACTTGTCGCGGGAATAGGTAGCCCATTTCTTCAAGCAATTCTTTCGTCATTGAGTACCTTCCTTTGGTGATATTGCCAGCGACGGCGGGCTAACTTCGCCCAAGATGGTTCGTCAATTTCGGTCGAAACCTTATGGAGCTTTTGCCCGACGCCATGGCCGCACGGCAACCACAGTAACGGGGACGCAAGTGAGTAGGGAATATAGTCATAAAAATATTCCTTTCCACACTTGTTACACTTGATCCATTTCCGTTTGTAGCCAAAGGCAGGGGGCGCGAGCTTGATGGTTTTATTGGTCATGGACTCTCCCCAGGCTTTTGACTTCGTGATACATGCCGTGCTCGGCAACCTGCATGGCCAGCCAATCTTGAAAGGTGTCCTCAGTCAGGCCATCCGTGCTGACGTTGGCTAATTGGGGAAACTGCCGTAGTAGTTCGGGCGCGCAGATATCGGTCGCCCATGGGATTTCGTGCGTGAAGATGTTCGCGGACAACATGAAGTTCAGGATGTTGTACACACCCTGAATCCCATGTGGTGAACAGAGCTTGTGCGTCGTGATCGATAAAATGTCGCCAAGATGAAAGGTCTTGGTTTCATACGTGGGTTCCATTGATACTCTCAGTGGTTACGCCTTGTTCGCGTAGAGCAAGGCCATTAGGACAGATGCAAAGATTTTTCCGCCCGCACTGAACATTGGCAGACGTCGTCACGTCAGAGGTGTCAATGATACCCGTGTTGCCGCAAAGTGAACAGTGGTGATCCTGAACATAGAAGTTGGCCCAAAAATCTTCTAAGAATTTCAGGCCCCATTCACTGGCAAATCGCGATACACTTTTCTTCATGACTTCCTTTCCTCGGGATAGAACTCAAGATTAACCAATTGCTCATGGGCGTCGTAAAGAGCCCGAATGTCCAACCAGTCTTTCTTGCGCCCGTCTTCGGGTTGCAAGCCAATGATCACCCCGCCGTCGTGGGCAGGTTCGCTAAACAGTTTACCCGAGCCCAAAACAATCCTGGTGCCGATCTGAGGCGTGCGCGGAAAGACCCCTCGGAACACGTCACCGATATGGGTGCTTTCTCGGGCGTCAACCACGGTTGCCACAAGTGTTCCTTGGCGACCGTCGTTGCTCACGGCGGCAAGTTCATTGACCAAACTCGGCGTCACCCCGAACGACATGGAATCGGCCCCATCTTGTATAAGATAGACTGCCCCGTATCGATCTGTACGGCGTTCGCGGGCGGGCCAAGTCAGAATGCCATGACCGAAATTTACAACTTCCTTTGTCATTCCGTTTCCTTTTCTTCCTCATGAAGTCACGGCAGGATGCTTCTGTCCCTGAAAATCAATGTTGAGGACATTGCATTCATGCCGATTGCACCAAACCTGCAAGCCATAGGGTGTGAATCCTACGTCCAGGCGCGCGTAGGACGATGGTGACTCGTTTGGAGCCTTGCCTTCCTTCCATTCCTCAACACACTTGTGACAATGGCAGAATGCCGTGATTTGGTTGGCGCTAGTGATTCGGTCAGTCATCGTGTTCTCAATCTCCTGTTTCAGGTTCATATGCGACAGTGTAAGTCTTCGTAATTGGATTGTATTGATCGAAGCGTTCGGAACGCTTCTTTTTGGTAGTCTCGCCCAAGATGTGTTCTACGTCGATTACGGCACCGTCTTTCAGGATATCGTAGTTCGATTCGATGTAGTCATGGGCAACCGTCCAAGTTCGGTTTCCCCAATCGTAGGGATCGCACTCAGCGCGACCATGCCCGCGAGGGTCCACCAACAGGATTGGCGTGATCGATGGATCATAGCCCGCCTTCCGTAAGAGCCATTGTTGGTTAAGGTTGTCAGCCTTGACTTTGATGGCGATCACGGGAATGAAGGTGGCCCTATCGCGAACTTCAAACACCTTAGTTTCCATTATTGTGACTCCTTTTGATCCTCATACTCACGGGCCAGCTTTTCGCAGGCATACCAAACCACGAGATTCTTGAATTGGTCATCGGAGCCGACGTTATCGGCACCGTTCCAAGACGCGATGAACGACAGGATATTTTTCGAGCCGAACGATTCGCGGTCTTCCTCGATCAAGTCCCAAAGTTCTTCCGTGAACTTGTTATAAAGTTTCACAGTGTCCGTGTAGTAGGTGATTCCAGGCCAACCACAGTTTGCGCCATGGTTGGCGATATCCGATGCTGATTCCTTCAAATTGGCATCAAACCACTTGCGGAACGTCTTGGCTCTAATGATCATGCTCCCCCCACTTCCAAACCGTCGTTGATGATGCCGTTGACGATATCATCAACGTAGCGATGTTCGATTACCACGGCCTTGCCGAAGTATTGCCGATCCTCGGGTAGGTGTTCCTCTACCCATTCCTTAGCGGCGTCGCTGATAGGAAGTAACAGCGAAATCGTGCCCTGATAGTTCAGTGTAAAGTCAGGCATGTCTGTCTCCTCAGGCGTCTCGGAAGTCCACCACGACGACGGCGAACCGTTTCTTCAATTCTTCTACCCGTTTCTTGACCAAGGGGTGTTCCATGGCCTTGTCGCGGTCAGGTGTATAGGTAATTCCGAAGTCTTCCGCCACTTCCCAAATGGGATAGTTAGTAGACCTACGGGCCTTTACAATGGCGCGGGTGTGAATTTCCATGTTCTGTTTCCCTTAATATCTGACGCTTTTGCCAAGATGACCCGCAAGTTGCAACTCCCCTTGGCGATTGAGCAACCGATTGTACTTCTCATACTTCTCGGGAGACAGATCGTCCATTCCGAGGCGGCCGAAGTCGTTCAAGTCATCGATCTTGTCGTTCACTTCGGCGTACTCACGCGAACACGGGGTAAACCCTTCGCCGTTCGGCCATTCAATGTGACTGTCATGCTTGATCTTTGACATGTTTCCTTGTCTCCCTTGGACAGGCGGTTCATTGCCGCCTGCCCATAATCAGAATATAAGTTAGACCCATCTGACTGTCAATACTTTTATTATGAAAATATTAGAACCATGATTTTACACACAAAAAACCCGACACCAACTAAGGCATCGGGTTTTAAGCTACCAAAAACTAAGAGTTTAGTCTTGGTCTACATCATTGAAGAAGTCTTCGTTGATTTCGTCGTCGCCTTCCCAGGCAGGCTTGGCTTCGGGACGGCTTGGAGCTTCGGCAGAGGCAAACTCAGGTGTCTCCACCTCGGTATCGCCTTCACCCAACACTTCGTCCAGCTTCTTTTTCAGGTAGTCGTAGGACTTGAACTGATCTTCGGCCAGGAAGGGAAGTAGGGAGTAAACCTGATTGTAAACTTCCTCAAGCTTTTCGTCTGAATCGAACAGGGGTGCCCGTTCCAAGAATTCCGACTTTTCGTAGTTGCGGTACTTCTTGTCTTTGAGATAAATCTTGAACTTGAAGTTCGCACCGCCGCCTTCACCCTTGGCATCGGGACCCCACATGTCGAACGCGTTGATGCGCGTTTCGCCTTGGAATGTCGGGAACATCTTTTCCATGATGATACCATGGAGTTGCGGCCCATAGCGCAGAAGGAAGACCTTGCCGTTGTTGTCGGGGTTGATCGGGTCATCCACGACGTAGATGTTGGAAATGTATTCGGTCTTGCGCTTGCGTTCGCGAACGATTTCCTTGATCTTTTCGGGAACCTGTTCCCACTTCAACTTGCCGACCATCTTGCGATTAAGATCGTTGACGGGATCGGGCTTGTCGAGAGTCGTGAGGCAGTTGTTGATGTAATACTTGCCTGTTGGCCCTTGGAAGGAACGTCGGAAGATTTTGACGATGGATTGTTCGCCATCGGGGGCGGGAAGGAAGCGGATAGTGGCAATACCATTGCCTTGCTTATCTACCGCGGGTCGCCAGAAGCGGTCATCTTCGTATCCTTCGGAATTGAACTGACCCTTGGCTTGTTTCTTGAAGTCTTCGGCAATTTTATCGAGATTGGCTTGACGATTTTGTTTTAGTTCGCGTAGTGACAAATTTTTTCCTTTTATCGAGTTTAGTAGTTTTATCGGTTTTGGATTCAGAAGATAATCATCTAAATCGTTGAGAAGTATAGCAAATTTAGTATCCCTTGTCAAGTAAAATTTGCTTAAATTGAGCTTTACTTGGCACAAAAGGTAGATACTTCACGAGCTTATTCTTTCGTAATTTCCAGTACGGATTTTCCTTCATATCTACATTCCAACTCTCAATGCAGTTGGTGTAGTTCATAACAATGGCCAGCGTATCCTTTTGGATTTCACCAGCGACATACCTACGAAAGATATTAGGAACGGTATGTCTATCACCCGTGAGTTCATCGGCGGGCGGTCCAAGTTTCTTCATGTCATTTTGGAAATGATAACCTAGCGCGTTACGATGCGCCGACCATTCGAGATAGGTCTTATCGTAAAGCGGGTCTACCGCCAGCGCATGAATATGAAGCTTGTTTTCAGAGAGGTTGGCCAACAGAAAGTTGGGCGTTGCCTTTCCATATTTAGCAGTGATTTTTTCGGCCCAACGGCGGTCGGGACTATCATTGTATTCTTCGGGTTTGATATGTTTCAATTTCCCGCGAAATTTGAAGTAATCGTAATGTTCAGTATGGAAATGAAACTTCAGGGCTCGGTAGAGTTTGAAAGTCTCATAAGGATGCATGGAACTCCTTAGATAGGCAATTGGGACTCGCGTCTTAGATAATGTAAGTCTTCGGCCTCTAATTGTATCTTGGAAACGAGATTAAGGTCTTTGGAAATGATCGCCCCAATCGTTTCGACTTCAAGGTCATTGACTGCGCAAAA